GGCTGGTCAAACGCCGCCTCCGCCTCCGCCTCCGCCCATCCTGGGTTCTTCTCCCGGCGAATCGCCCGGGCGTCAATGGTCCCCACCGGTACCAACCTGCTGGGATCGAAGGTGCCGACAGGGGTGTCCTGCTTCGCCGCCTCCGCCACGGCATCACGCAGCGCCTGATACTTCTCTGGCGTGTCGTGCGACTCGTAGCCGTAGTCCTCCTCGGGTTGCCGACAGAACGGCGTGTTCTCCGGTAGCACCAGGTGCACCCCAGCGCCTTGGGCCACGCCCACCCACCGTTCCGCGTTCGCCCGTTGCCGCGCATACTCGGTCTCGTGCGAGTAGGTGATCCCCCAACAGCCGAGATGCGTCACCCCCTCGAGCAACGCCAGCGCAATCATCCACGCCGTCGTGGACCCCACCGGCACGCCGGGCCAAAGGGACTTGACCGCCTCGCGCGGGTAGCGCCGGCTCATCGGAATGTCCTTGTAGACGTTTTGCATGTAGACCGGAATGCGACTCCGTTGGAGGAACTCCGGATAGTCCGCGAACCCGTTCTTCCGCTTCGTGTTGAAGACATGCGGCGGGTGAATGTCAAACAACCGCGACGGGCGGACCTGGATGTGGCGGGAGATGCTGGCGTGCACCCACCACTCCCACGTCGGGTCCGCCCAGGGCGCCAGCCGCAGACTTGGCTGGTGACCGCCCAGGATCCCGACCTTGCGGAGCCGTCCTGGCCCCGGGGGAAGCGGGGGCTCCCGCCACTTAATGGAAGCCCCCGGGATGTGTTGCTGAATCGCCATGGCTCTAGGACACGAAGTTGGCAATCCCAGAGGTCCACGGGTTGTCGATGTAGACCGTCCCGATGGCATCCCCCAGCGTGCCGACGCTGGACGACACCGGGGCGACCGTGCACCGTGCGTTCTGGATCAGAACATCGGTGTCGGAGTCATACGGCGACAGGTACCCCACATTGGCACCCAAGAGCACCGCCGTGCTGACGTCCGAGTCGAGCACGGCGCTCGCAAAGAGCCCTCCGACGATGACCCAGGCGTAGTCGTCCGACGCCGCGACTTCGATGACGATGCCCACGCGGCCTTCTTGCGCAACCGCAAGCTGCGTGGCGAGCCCGCGTGAGTCGATCGTGACCCACTCCCCGACGACAAACGCCGACTGACAATCGACCAAGCGGTACTCGTAGCCGGTATCGGGGTCCACGTAGACGGTGTTGAGCGGGAGCACCATCTTGGCATGCAGCCCCAGCGAGCCGGAGTAGCCGGACCGCGCGGGACGTCCGCCGACCATGGTGAACTCGCTCTTGGCCCCGCCGAAGACGTCCGCGCCGCTGATGTGCGCCACCTGGCGCGTCCCAGAGACGCCACGCCGTGTCTCGGCGGTGTTGGCGGTGGTGTCAGCCGTGACCACCTCCATGACCTCATGTCCGACGACGATGATGGACCCGGCAACGAGCCCCGTCGCCGACGTGAGTGAAATCCGCGTGTCGCCCACCGCCGCAGCGGCCGACAGCGTGGTGACAAGGGTTGGTGCATCAGGATTGGCCATCTGTGTCTTCTCCTTGTGAGATAGACCGACCCCCAGACGGGCGCCGGCCTAACGCACTCTCAGTGCCTACGTGATCAGGCTTGCACCCGGCAGGCGAGCTCCGCCCGGAGGGTCTTCCAGCCATACAGCATGTCGAGCCGCGTGATCAGTTGATCCCGCTGCGGGTCGTAGTCCCGGATGAACCGGATACTCATGCCGAGTTGCGGATCCGACGACCTCCCGCCCATGTCGACACCATTGGGCACGTAGAGATCGGCTGTGGCGAGGCAGAAGGCGTCGCGGTGATACGCGAGCCCCTGGGGGGTGGCTTTTGACGCAATGCCCACCATCGTCAGGGCCGCATTGTTCGCGGGTGACGCGCTCACGGTCTGATACGGACCCGTGAGTGTGATCGGAGGGTCGATCTGAATCGTCTTGGCCCCGGCGGTATCGGACAACGTCGCGGTGCACACGAACTGCTGGAGCACGCCGGTCGAGTCCCGCGTGTGCGGGCGGACCGAGTTCACGCCAGCCAGGGTGAAAACGTCCCCCTTGTTGATCGTGGACGACCCGGACGTCCAGCCATCGGTGATGATGCTCGCGCCGGTCTGGCTCGCGCCATTGACCAGCGGGGTGCCGGCGTACGCACCGACTGTATGTGTCTGGACGTTCTGGTCCATGACCCATTCGTACCCAACCGCTGTTCCCATGCGGCCCTTGACGTACTGCTGCGCAAGCTGCGCGGTCGCATGGAACAACGCCTTCACGGCGTCCACGATGGTGATCTCCATCAGGGACGAGATGACCATCCACCGGTTCTCGTCACGCGGGGCACCCGCGTCATCGAGTTTCGGACAGGTCTGGAGATACGTCAGTAGGGCATTGGGCGTGGTGCCCGGCGTCCCGACCGAGTTGTAGACGTTGACGAACTCCTTCAAGCCATCCCGGTCAACCTCGTGCGAAATGCGCGAGACGGCCGGCCCGAGAATCCGCTTGCTGAAGTCGTCAATGGCGAGGCTGAGATCGGCGGTGGACACTTCGAGATCGACACCAAACTGCTTGTCGAGCACGACAGGGACCGACCGCTCCTGGATGTCTTCGATGTCGACGGTCTGCCCAGTACGACCAACGTACTTCACAGGGCGCCGCACATTGACGACATACCCGATCTTCGCCCCCTCGATCCCGAACTTTGGATCGAACTCACGGTTCACGTTCAAGGTGAACCCCAAGTTGAGCTCAAGCAGCAGGAGAGCCTCCTGCGTGATCAAGCTGGTGGTCAGAAGGGTGTTAGACACTGGAACGTCCTTTCACCGCGCCCCTCAAGGCGCGGCGTCAGCGCCCCAGTCTCGCTTTCCGGTAGGCGGCGTGATCGCCACGCTTGGCCAACTCCTCCAGCGGGACCGCAGACGCTGCTGCACCAGGACCGAGCGGCTCGATCGGTTCGCTGGCGCGAGTTCTGGGTGGTACCGCCGGGACTGTGCCGCGAGGGGGTGTCTCCGTGGTCGCTGGGGGAGACGCAGTCCCGAGGGAGTTAGCGATCTCAGCCTCAATCAAGGCGAGTTCGGTGACGCAATCACGGGGCGGAAGGCTTGCAATACGCACGCAGTCTTCCGGGTGCTGAAAGAGGTGGTAGAGAATCTCGCCGCCGAGCGGACGTCGCACCATGCGCTCGTGCATGTCCGGGTTGATGGGAAGGCGTTCGTTCTCCTTCGCTAATTGGTCGAAGTCTGGATGTCGGGTGCGCGCCTCGTCCATCGAGGCACGGAAGTTGGCCACGTCGGTGCTGTACGCCTCCTTGGCCTTGTCCTCTGCGGCGGCTTGGTGGTCAGCGGCGCGGGCTTCGGCCACCTTCGCCGTGATCGCCGTGTCCCGCTCAGCCACGACCCACTTCCGCCATGCCGTGTCCCACTCCTCATAGCTGTGGAACTGGTCGATTATGGGTTCGGGTTGCGGGCCGGTTGGGGTCTTCGGTGCCGCCTTCTTGGAAGGCCGTTCTGGCGCGCGGCCCTGTCGTATCCCTTCGAGCCGGCCAGCCTCCGTGTCGAGCGCACGCTGGACCTCGTGGCGCTGGCGCGTGAGGTCGTCTATCTCGGTCTGGATGCGGAGTTTCCGCTGTTCAGACTTGCTGGGCGGCTTCTCGGGCGGCTTCTCGGGTTTCGCCTCTGCTGCGGGTGTCTCCGGCTCGGCAGGGGGTGTCCCCTCAGCCGACGCCGTGGGCGACTCTGGGCGCGGCTCAGCGGCCTTGGCGACCGTCTCTGCCGTGGGTTGCACCGTCGCGGGCGCCCGCACGGCTGGGCCTTCAGCCGTCCCGGCGTGCCGCGCTGCCGCAGCCGCCATCTCATCGGGCGTGTCCGTGGTCGACACGGTTACGAGTTCGCGAGTCATCTTGCGCCTCCGCTATTCTGCCACACCACCAGTTGGGGTGTCTCGCTCAAGATCATGCTCGTGCGAGGCTTCGTCCATCCGGGCCTCGCTCTCCGCTGCGATCGTCGTGATCGCCTGTCTTGTCTCCAGCCTGGTCCGGACCGCTTCGAGTTGCTCCTCGAGCGACGCCCGGACCCGCTCCACCGACACCTTGCCGGCGAGTTCCATCTTGGCCTCAAGGAGTTTCACGTCAGCGTTGAGTTTCGCCACACGCTCCCGGCCCTCAATCTCCGCCTGCTTGATCCCGGCCTGGGCCTTCGCCTTCACCTCGTCAGTGGCCAGCTTCTGCTGCGCCTGCTGGAGTCCCTGGGTGGCCTGCTGTAACTGCTCCTGCAACTGCTGGATCATCTGGACGTCTTGGGTTGACCGCTCCTCGCCTTCGCCGGCCTCTTGCATCTGTTCGGGGAGAAGTTTCTTGGCCCGCTTCGACAGTCGGTGCGCCACCGGCGAGTCGAGGTTCTCAAAGTAGATGTCCGCGAAGAAGCTGAAGAGTTGCGGGTTCTTCCCAAGGACTTGCGCCAAGTGGGCGGCGGTCTCCTGCCGTTGGGTCTGGAAGGTCGGCCCCACGTTGACCGTCACGTCGTAGGTCCCCACCGAGAGGTCGAAGATGCCGTCCACGCCCTCGGGTTTCTGGTTCGGGTCGAAATCCTTCCCCACTGTCCCTGAGTGCACCATGACCGTCATGGGGGAGTCGTCGGCCCCGAGAATCTTCAAGATGCGCGGCCGGTCGTAGGTCTTGGGAATCAGGTCAATCAGGAGGTCGCCCGTGAACTTCTTCGCCCGGTTCATGTGGTCTGGGTAGAGCGCATTCGACGCCTCGTCCTGCCGCTGTCGACGGTCGATCGCTATCCCGGACTCTTGCGGTCCCCGCTCCCCAAGAGACGCATCGTGCCAGCGCGTGGTGACCTTGAAGTCGTTGTCCGCCTGGGCTATGGCATGACTGATGGCGAGAATCGGTGGCTCCTGAACGACTCGTTGCGGGAGGGGCGCAATCTGCCCGTTCGCGATCACAGGGTTGGCCTCCAGGTAGGGCCAGTTCCGCGTGTTCGCCGTGTTCCACTTCCTCTCGTGCCCCTTGAATTGCCCGGTGTAGCCGACCCAGGGCGCCGTGCGGCCTAGTTGAATCGTCTCGACCAGCGACGTCACCTCGTAGTTGTAGACCCGTTGCGGGTCACGCCCGTCTCGGACCACACCACGCAGATCCACCTTGCCGTCGATGTCGAGCTCCTCGCCCAGCACCTGGACGATCGGGATCCACTTCCCGTCCCAGTCCCGTCCCGCCGTCTTGTCCGCGTTGCCCTTGAGAATCTTCTCGGCGTCGATGAGCGCCCACTTGACCTGTCGCCTGGTCGTCGGCCGCTCCTCAAGAATCTCGAACGCCTCGGGAATGTTCCCGCGCCAATCCGCTGGAAGCTCGGACTCCAGGATGGGCATCAACACCTTGGGGGCCGTCTCCTGGATGAACGCCAGGACCTCGGGATCACGCGTCGTCAGCAAGAGCAGCCGATCGGGTTCCTCTTCGACATAGAAGTACTCCGCCACCCGGATGAAACCCTCTGGTGCCCAGTTCGGCATGTGGTCGCCGGTCGACTGGAACCGCCCCAGGCTCGCGAACGCCGTGTCCCCGAAGCTGGCGATGTACTCATCCTTCGGCATGTCCTTCACGATGAAGGCATACCGGATGTCCCGCCGGTCGGGCTCTGCGGCTGCGGGGTCGCAGTAGACCATGAACGGGTTGCGGACCCGCTTGAGTCGAATCTGAAAATCAAAACTCCGTGGGCTCACCGCCTCGGTCACCACACGCCAGTAGCCGCGCCCGATGGTGGCCTGTGCTTCAGCCCCATTCAGGTACACCGCGTCTGCCCCGCTCTGGTCCTCAATGTGCCGGATGATGCCCTGGAAGGTTTCGGCGGTGTCCTTGTCCGCACCATTGTCGACTGGATTGACCTGGATGGCCCCACGTGCGCGCCGCTCAGCCGCGACGATCTGTTGGATGGCCTCGGGAAACCTGTTGATGGTGATGATCGGCCGGGTCTGGCGCAATCGGTCAGACCGGGTCTGCTCGTCCCATTGATAGTTTCCACCGGCCCGCCACTTGAGATCGTCCTCTTGCGCCTTGCGGAGTTCCTTCTCAGCCGACTCGACCGTCTTGAACCGCAGCATTGCGGTCTCGCGGAAGGTGCGCTGGGCGACACCGAGCTCCTGGCCCGCCTGTGTGTCGTCAGTCGTGGACAGCGAGTTCACGACCCGGCTCATCGCACGCTTGAACGTCTCGGCGGTTTCAGTAGCCATCAGGATGGACGCTTCAGAGCCTCATGGACCTGCGGGATCTCCTCGTTGAGCACCGTCCACAGGGCGTTGTAGTTCTTCTCGCTGAGCCCGAGGTGACCGAATGACTGGGCGCACTTCTGGAGGAACGCCGGGCGCCCGTCATACAGCATGCCGACCTTCACCTCAGTCGAGAGGTGGTGCTTGAAGATGTTCGCCAGGACGGTGGTCATCATGTCCGGGCTGGACATGAGCCCAGCACCGCCGACCTCGTCAAGCGGGATGTGTGGAAACGGCGTGCCGCCACGGGTCATGCGAGGTCACCTCGTCTCAGTGTCCGTCGCCGCCGCCGCACGCACCGCCGCCTCCGTGTGCAGAAAGGGGGGAGAGCGCCTAGTGCTTCATCTTGCCGGGCTTGGCGTGGTTGTCTCCGCCGCCCGGGCCTGCCGGATTCAGCTTGCCAGTCGCGTTCGGGTTGCCCTTCGCCACCTTCCCGAACCGCGCCGCGTCTGCCCGTCCACCAGGATCGGTGCTGGTGGGAACTGTGATGGAGCCGCCGCTGTGCTTCATACCCTTCATGGTCGTCCTCCTCCTCGGGTTTAGCTAGTGCTGTGGACGCCCGGCCCGTACGGGCTCGCCTTCCACTCCTCGACCGGTGGGCACGGACACTCCGCCGCGTGCTGACGGTGCTTCCGGCACCAATACTCCTCGCACCGGCACGGAACCCACACCGGTGTGACGGGTGTGACGGGTTTGAGGCCGTTTTCCATAAACTCTTACGCGAGAGCTTCTAGGGGGACTTTCCGCATTTGACTCCGAACTCAGCATTACAAGGGGCAAACCCGTCACACTTCACCACCCGAGTGCTCCTGGGGCGTGGATCTCGGGCTCGTCTGGAGTCATGTCCTAGGCGTCATCGAACTCACGGTTCACGTTCGGTGAACCCCAATAGGAGGACGCGCCCACCCCGAGTTCCTTGCGCGCGTAGGCGTCCACCTCGTCCCACGTGGCGAACACCGCCTCGCTCGGTTCCAGATACGGCATCGGGTTGTCGGCGGGCCGCTGCTTCTCGGCATACCGCTTGTGACAGCGCACGATGAATCCCCCGTTGTCGGCCTTGCGGATGTTGATGTCCTCCACCTCCACCTTGGGAGACTTCTTCCCGTTCCCGCCCGACTTCATCTCGTAGCTGCCGTCCGGACGCTTGGTGGCTCCTGCCATGGGCTACACCTCAAGTAGAAGATGGGGCTTGGCTGCGTCCGCTGCGTCTGCTGCGTCCGCACCGGCGCCCGCAAGATCACCAGGATACCGCAGTGGCTCCTCGCCAGCAATACGGAATCCCTGCGTGACACCCCCCATTCGGTACCCCTGCCACCCAGGGCGGTTGTGCTATGGACGTGCCCGGCCCACACGGGGGGGGTGCTTGAGAAGACCAGCGTCGCTCGTCGCACCCCGCAACCACGAACAGCACCACCAGCAGAAACATCCAGGCGCCCCACGTCAACCACCAGCAGAGATCCCGTTCGCTCATGCCATCCACCTCGTCTCACTCCGCCCCTCGTCGTAGGGCTCGTCCCGGTCCTTGATCTCGTGGCCGGCCGCCGGCACTGTCACCATCCAGTTGTCCCCGCGAGCCAAGTGCCCCCGGATTAGGTAGCGCGTCGCGTCCATGAGGTGGTCGTTGCGCTTGATGACGCGGCCCTTCTGGTCCCGCTGGTAGGTCTCGAACTCGTCAAACCAATGGAGCAGCGACTGGAAGACCTTGAACCGCCCCTCGCTGATGAGGGTGTAAACATCCTGTATGCCGGGCTCGACCGCCTTCTCGGCCAGGCAAAGGTCGATGTCAAATTGCCTGTACACGTCGATGTACTTGTCCCGCTCCCCGTCCCGCACGAGCGCCGCTGCGTCCCCGATGCCGGGGATCCACAGACCTTGGTGGCGGATGTGCGCGGCGTGGTCCGCCGCTGTCGCCTCCTCCCGCTTGAAGCAAGCGTAGAGATACCAGGTCTGTGTCTCCCGATCGAAGGCCCCATGGACGGATGACTTCATCAGCGGCTGGGCGTCGAGTGCGAACCCTCGGACCCAGTGGTCGGGGATGGGGGAGATGTCGGGGATCTTAATCTCCCGCACCGGGAATGGGTAGATGGCCCCCGAGCCAAGCTGTGGCACCCCGCGTGTCCGGGCCTCACGCTGGTACGGGCGCATCCGGAGCAATAGGTCGGCCTTCTCGTCCGCCCCAAGGTGCGGGACGTCGTCCCAGGTGATGCGCGTCACGAACCGAAACGCTGGCTGCTTCTTCCGCTGGAGCTCGGACGGATAGAACTCCTGGACGATGTCGGTGAGCCCCTTGAGCGGGGTGAACGTCAGCAGCAGGATGCCGCCCGGGAAGTCTCCCGTCTTGGCGGTCCGGATGAGGCTCTCCTCGTAGATGTCATAGGGCGGCTCCTCGTCCATCAGAACGCCGTGTTGCGCCGTTCCCTGGAATGAGGCTCGACCCGTCTCGTAGGACTTGAATTGCACCGTCGAGAGTCCACCCGTCTGGTGCCGCACCCAGACCGTGTCCATGGCGTCTGAGATGCCCCGCTTCGAGACTTTGTGGTGGATGAGGTGAGAAGGGATGAAGCCGGTCCCGTGCGCGCCACGCGGCCCGAGAAGCTGCTCCTGGACGATGTCTCGGACCGTGGACGAGGTGTCGCCGCAACACCACCACTTGACCGCCTCGTTGAACCGGTGCCCTGACCACCAGTCTGGATAGTCCCCGGTCAGGTGCAGCGTGGTCTCGAAACAGCCCATGAGCGTCTTGCCCGTGCGGTTGGCCGAGATGGCGCCGCGCTCCCGGAACGTCTTGCCGGCCTTGAAGAAGGCCATGTGCTTCGGGTAGAGCGCGCGGCGAAACGGCCCTCTAGCTGGGAAGA